CCTTTACATGGGTGGCCACACCCTGAAGGCGTTGGCCTCGAAGTCATCGGGAGCCGGGAAGTGACACCGGAAGATACGACGATTCAGGCCCTTATCGTGTGGGCGCTTGCGCTGTCGACCCTGATCAACTTCGGCACGGTCATCTGGAACATCTTCAGTGGACCGTCGAAGCAGAACGGCATCCGGCTGGATGCTATGGCGGCGACGATGACTTCGGTGCAGGAGCGCGTCGCCGCCATCGAGCTGACCCAACGCGCGCTGCCGTCCAAGGACGACATCCACGAGCTGGAGATGTCGATGGAACGGCTCAAGGGTGAAATGGGAACGCTTGGCCAGGCGATGAAGGCGCATGCCGACAATGCCAGCCGGGTAGAGGCGATCCTGACCCGGCACGAGGACCATCTTCTGCAATCGGGGCGCAAATGACCGACTACGCCGAAACCCTGCGCAAACACCGCCGCCTTGCGATCCTGCGGCATCTGGAGGCGCTGCCGGAATACACGTCCAACGCTTCGATCTTGAAGGACGTGCTGGGCGGTGTCGGCCTGCCCTCGACAGGCGACCAGGTGACGACCGAAATCGCCTGGCTGCGCGAGCAGGGCTTCGTGACCACCCAGGGCGACAGTTTCATGGTGGTGACCGCGACAGCCAGGGGTGCCGAGATCGCCCGGGGCATCGCCACGCATCCGGATGTCCAGCGCCCGAGCCCGAGGTAAGCCGCCCATGCCGCTGCCCCGCAAGGTCGACCTTCTGCCACCCGAGCTGCGCCAGTGGCTGCAGGAGGAATTGCGCGTCCGGGGGTTCGCCGATTACGAGGCCCTGTCCGAGGCGCTGAACCTGCGCCTGGAGGAAGCCGGTCTTGACCTGCGCATCCGGAAGTCGGCGCTGCACAACTTCGGTTCGGAATATGCCGAGTTCGTCAAGCTGCAGGAACAGGCGAGCGGCTGGGCCAGGGAATGGCTGGGCGAGATGGGCCTGGACGACCAGGCGCAGCGCCAGAACGTTCTGTTCCAGATGCTGACCACACTGGCCTTCAAGGTGATGCAGGCCGAGGTCTCGAAGGACGGGGCCGAGATCAGCCCGCAGAACCTGCACTTCCTGGCGCGGATGATGAAGGACGTCATGACGTCTTCGGGGATCGTCCAGGCCATGCGCGAGAAGGACAGGAAGGAGCAGGGGGCAAAGCTGGACGCCGCCGTCGCCAACGGCGACATCGACGCCGAGGCTGCCGCAAAGGCGCGCCGCATCATGGGGTTTGCAGAATGACTGATCCGAAACACGCGGGTCTGCCGGTCGCTGGCTACAAGCCGCAGGGCGACGAGGCGGTGCGACTGGTCAACGGCAACAAGGAGATCGAGGAAGGCATTCTGCGTGTTCTCGACCTTCTCGCGGCACGTCCCGACATCGACAAGCGCTGGCTGGCGATCGGTCGCAGCCAGATCGAGCAGGGCTTCATGGCGGTGAACCGGGCGGTGTTCCAGCCGGGTCGGGTGCGCCGGCCCGAAGACGGCTGATGAGTGCCCTCGTCCGCCCGGTCATCAAATTCCTGCCCTACCAGCGGGCGTGGATCGCCGACGAAAGCCGGTTCAAGATCGGCATGTTCGCCCGCCAGACCGGGAAGACCTTTTCGACCGGGGGTGAGTGTTCCGACGACTGCTTCCGGGGCTGGGCCGAGGATCGCCGTGCCCGCTGGGTCATCCTGAGCCGGGGCGAGCGCCAGGCGGCCGAGATGATGACCGAAGTGATCAAGCCGTTCACCAAGGCGCTTTACGAGGTCTACAACACCATCGTCAAAGGTGGCGAACCGAAGTTCGAGGAGAACGAGTTCCGCGCCCCGCAGGAAAAGGGACCGGACGCGGTCTACAAGCAGCTGGAAGTGGCCTTCCCGAACGGCAGCCGGATCACCGCCCTGCCCGCGAACCCCGATACCGCACGGGGCTTTTCAGCCAACGTGATCCTGGACGAGTTCGCCTTTCATGCGAAGTCGCGCGAGATCTGGGCGGCCCTTTTCCCCGTCATCTCGAAGGGCCAGCAGAAGCTGCGGGTCATCAGCACCCCGAACGGCAAGGGCAACAAGTTCTACGAGCTGATGACCGCCGAAGACTCGGTCTGGTCGCGCCATGTCATCGACATTTACGAGGCCGTTGAACAGGGCCTTGAACGCGACGTCGACATGCTGCGCAAGGGCATGGCCGACGAGGATGCCTGGGCGCAGGAATACGAGCTGAAGTGGCTGGACGAGGCGAGCGCCTGGCTGGATTACGACCTGATCAGTTCCTGCGAGGCCGAGGGCGCGGGACGCCCCGAGAACTACCAGGGCGGGCCGTGCTTTGTCGGCGTCGACATCGCGGCGCGGAACGACCTCTTCGTGATCTGGGTCGACGAGCTGGTGGGCGATGTCCTTTGGACGCGCGAGATCATCGCCCGCCGCCGCGTCAGCTTTGCCGAGCAGGACCAGCTTTTGGCAGGGGTCTTCAACCGTTACCGCGTCGTGCGGGCCAAGATCGACCAGACCGGCATGGGCGAAAAGCCTGTCGAGGACGCGCAGCGCAAGTATGGCACGTCCCGTGTCGAAGGCGTGTTGTTCAGCGCGGCCAACAAGCTGGGGATGGCCACAGTCCTGAAGGAACGTTTCCAGGACCGCAAGAAGCGCATCCCGGCCGGGGACGTCGTGCTGCGGTCGGACCTGCATGCGATCAAGAGCCAGGTCGGCGTCACCGGCCAGCGTCGCCTGATCGCCGACGGCGAGACCGACGGCCACGCCGACCGCTTCTGGGCCGCTGCCCTGGCCGCGACGGCCGCCGAGCTGGGCGTGGCGGAATACGACTACCGCCCGGTGCGGTCGGGCGGCGGGGGCAGTGGCTGGTTCGCCCAGGATGAAGACGACGCCCGCGATCCCTACCGTCCGCCGCTTGGCACCGGCTTGAGAGGAGCGATCTGATGAAAACCCCCCAGCTGCTGGACCACCGCGGCGAGCCCGTCCGGAAGGCCGACCTGAAGGCCGAGGTTGCCGCCGCGACCACCAGTGGTGTGCGGTCGCCGACCACGGGTTATCCCGGCGACGGGCTGACCCCGTCCAGTCTGGGATCGATCCTGAAGGCAGCCGATGCGGGCGATGCGATCCGCTACCTGGAACTGGCCGAGACGATCGAGGAGCGCGACCCGCATTATTCCGGCGTGTTGCGCACGCGTCGCCTTTCGGTCGCACAACTGACACCCACGGTGAAGCCGGCGTCGGACGCCGCCGAGGATGTCGACAAGGCGAAGATGGTCGAGGACTGGCTGGACCGGGACGAGCTGTCGGACGAGCTTTTCGACATCCTCGACACGCTGGGAAAAGGCTACAGCGCCACCGAAATCCTGTGGGACACATCCGAAGGCCAGTGGATGCCACGGAAGCTGGAGCTGCGCGATCCGCGCTGGTTCCGGTTTCACCGCCATGACCTGACCACACCGCAGCTGCTGGATGTGGCCGGGCAAGAGCAGCCGATGCCTGCCTTCAAGTTCATCTTCGCCACGATCAAGGCCAAGTCGGGCCTGCCGATCCGCGCGGGCCTCGCGCGGATCGCGATGTGGCCCTATCTGTTCAAGAAGTTCACCGAACGCGACTGGGCGATCTTCACCCAGACCTATGGCCAGCCGCTGCGCCTGGGCAAGTTCGGGCCGAATGCATCGGAGGAGGACAAGCGCACGCTGCTGCGCGCGGTGTCGAACATCGCCGGGGACTGCGCCGCCATCGTGCCGGAATCGATGCTGATCGAGTTCGTCACCGCGCCGAACGTCGGTGCGGCCCATGCGCTTTACAAGGAGCGGGCGGCGTGGCTGGACGAGCAGGTGTCGAAGCTGGTGCTGGGCCAGACCGCCACGACAGATGCCAAGACCGGGGGCCTGGGATCCGGGACCGAGCACCGCCAGGTGCAGGAGGACATCGAACGGGCCGATGCCAAGGCGCTTGCAGCCATCATCAACCGGGATCTGATCCAGCCGTGGATGCAGCTGAACTTCGGTCCGCAGAAGACCTATCCCCGCCTGGTCATTGCGCGGGAGGAATCGGAAGACCTGAAGGCGATGGCCGACGCGCTGGGTCCGATGATCGACCGCGGGCTTGAAGTGGACCAGGCCGAGATCAGGGACAAGTTCGGCCTGTCGGCCCCGAAGTCGGGGGCGAAGCTGATGCGGGGTTCCAATCCCGCCGCGAGCCCTGATCCAGGGCCGAATCCGCCTCCCGATGCAGGTGTGACGGACCCCACCGATCCGAATTCGAAATTTAAAGGCAATCCCGGCGAAATTAAACGGGTTGAGGCCCGTCCGGGTATCGAGACCGCCCTCAACGCGGAAGGCCCCTCTACGGCCCGGAAAACGGCCTCTACACCGGACGGCGTCCTCGCCGACCGGATGCAGCTTGAAGCCGCCCCGGCGATGGAGGCGATGCTGGCGCGGATCGAGGCGATGATGACCAGGGCCACCACGCTGCCGGAACTGCGCGAGATGCTGCTGAACGGCTTTCCCGAGATGGACAGCTCCACGCTGCAACAGGTGCTGGCGACCGGCTTTCTGGCGGCGACCCTTGGCGGCAGGGTCGCGGCCGAGGAGGAGGCGGCGGGATAGCCATGTCCGACTTGACCGCCATTTTCGGGAAACCCTTCGCCTGGCAGTTGGCAGCCTGGCGCATCCGTCTGGGCAACCAGATCACCACCGCCGTCTGGGATGACCTTCGGCAGGCGCAGCACGACCGCGCCTTCACGGTGGCCGGTGCGCTGAAGGCCGAGCTCTTGGCCGACCTGGCGGCGGCGGTCGACAAGGCGATCACGGACGGCGGCACCCTGGAGAGTTTCCGCAAGGATTTCCGCGCGATCGTCGAGCGGCAGGGCTGGCACGGCTGGGCGGGCGAGGGCACGAAGAAGGGCGAGGCCTGGCGGACGAAGGTCATCTACAAGACCAACCTTGCCACCAGCTATGCCGCCGGTCGGCTGGCGCAACTGCGCGACGGCGGTTTCGACTTCTTCGTCTACAATCACGGGAACAGCCTGGAGCCGCGCGTCCAGCACCTGGCCTGGGATGGCCTGGTCCTGGAAGCCGACCACCCGTTCTGGGCGACCCATGCGCCGCCGAACGGCTGGGGCTGCAGCTGCTACATCACCGGGGCGCGGAGCCGCGAGGGCGCGAAGCGGGTCGGTGGCAAGCCCGACAAGGAACTGCCCGACGGCTGGCAGACACCCGACCCCCGGACCGGCGCGCCGAAAGGCATCGACAAGGGCTGGGCCTATGCCCCGGGCGAGACCGTGACGGATGAGGTGGCCAAAGCGGTCAGGGAGAAACTGGACGCCCTGCCCGACGCACTGGCCGCGGCACTGGCGGCCGAGATCAAGGTGAAGAAGGCCGGGAAAGCAAAGGAGACTGGCATGCCGGGAATCGAGATGCAGGCGTCCGACATGGGGGCTGCCGCCGCCGGGTTGAAGGCGGCCATGGACGGGATGATGGCGGCGATGGAGATGAAACCGACCGGCGATCCCGACACCGACTTCGTCCGCGCGATGATCCCGCATCACGAGGCGGCGGTCGCGATGGCGAAGGTCGAGCTTGACTATGGCAGCGATCCCGAGATCAGGAAGGTCGCCCAGGCCGTCATCAAGGCCCAGGAAGCCGAGATCGCACAACTGAAGGCCTGGCTGCAGTCGCGCGGCAAGTCATGAGGCGGCCAATGCCGCCGGCAAAGCCCGGAGAGTCGGAAGTCGCGGCCTGATGGCACAGGTTGTCATCACCCGCGACGAGATCACCGAGGCACTGACACGGCTGTCGGCGGCGCTGTCCGACATGAAGCCTGCCTATGAAGAGATCGGTCAGATACTGACTCGCTCGACGAAAAAGAGGTTCGGGGATGGCATCGCGCCGGACGGCAGCCGCTGGGCACCGAAATCGCCGGTCACCCTGACGAAATACGGTGCGCGGACTTCCAACCGGATCGACGTGCGACCCCTGTTCGGGCCGTCCGGCGCGCTGTCGTCGCAGATCTTCTACCAGGCGAGCCCGGAGGGTGTCGAATGGGGCAGCCCGATGATCTATGCCGCCACCCAGCAGTTCGGCGCGGCGCAGGGGGCGTTCGGGCGAACGGCACGGAACGGCCCGATCCCCTGGGGGACCATCCCGGCGCGGCCTTTCCTGGGGCTATCACCGCAGGACGAGACCAGCATCCTGGACACGCTTTCGGAATGGCTGCAGCGGGCCGCGACCAGCGGCTGATCCCCAATCCCACCCGCATCGCACTGGTCATCCGGAACGCGACGCTTGACCGGCAGGCCGCGGCGGGTCAGGCTGGCCGGGCCGGATGTCTTGTTCCGGGCCTGACCACCCTCGCTGGCATGCCCGGGCGTTTGGCAGACGGCCCTCGGCAGTGGCCACACGGACAAGTCTTCCGGGTGCACCTCGCCTACAAACCCTTGTAGGTTTTTCCGCCCCCTGCCTTCCGCCAGTGTGGTGGCATGCAGTATGCCCCCAACTTCACGTACGGGTCCGACCTGATCGCACTCGCCGCATCCGCCGCGTTGCCTGGCATTGGCGGCGACGGTGCTGTGCCGCAATGGGTTCAGCTTCTGCCGACGCTGCAGGGCGAGGTCCAGACCTATGACGGTCGTGGGCCTTACCGCGTGACCGACATCGCCGCGATCATCCAGGCCTCGATGGCCTGGGAGCGTGGCATCCCGATCGACGAGAACCACGCAACCGACCTGCGTCCCGGCCACGAGGCCCCGGCGCGCGGCTGGATCGTCGAGATGCAGGCCCGCGATGGCGGCCTGTGGGGTCGGGTGGAATGGACCGCCGCCGGTCGTGCCCTGGTTGCAGACAAGGCCTATCGCGGAATTTCACCCGTGCTGATGGTCGATCCGAAAGACAAGCGCACGGTCAGGCTGATCCCACGCGCCAGTCTGGTGAACGTTCCGAACCTTTGCGGCCTGGCCGCGCTCAACACCGAGGAGAGAAGCCTTATGGAAGGCATGAGCAAGATCGCCGAGAAGCTGGGGCTTGCGGCTGACGCTTCACTGGACCAGATCCTGGCGAAGATCGACGCCCTGGCGAAGGGGTCGGATGACGACACGGCGTCTGCGCCCGCCATGGCCATGCAGGCGGCGTTGACCGAGATCGGCACCGTGGTCGGCCTGCCGACCGGCACCCCGGCCGCGATCGTCGCGGCGGTGAAGGTCAAGGCTGGTACTGGCAGTGACTTGGTCGCGCTGCAGGCCGAGAACGCGGGCCTGAAGGCCCGCCTCGACACGCTGGAGACGGCGGGCAAGCGCGCGGCCTCCGAGGCCTATGTCGACGGCGAGATGAAGAAGGGCCGCACCGGCATCACCGCCGCCAACCGCGAGACCCTGATCACGCTGCACATGTCGCAGCCCGACCAGGCAAAGACCATCATCGAGGCGCAGCCGGTGGTCACGCCCTCGGCGGTGATCGCCAACGTCGTCCCCCCGGTGAATGCCGATGGGAAGATCGTGCTGAACGCCGAACAGCTGGCCGCCTGCGTGGCGCTGGGGCAGTCGCCCGAAGCATACAGAAAAACCCTGGCTGAGGAGGCCCGCTGATGGTTGCGCTGACCGCTGACCGCAATACCCCCGAACTTCTGCCCGGCGAGCGCGTGGGCGTCCTGGGCGCGACCCAGACGATCTTCAACGGCTCGATCCTGATGCGAAACGCCTCGGGCCACCTGATCAAGGGTGCGACCGCGATCGGCAGCTTCGGAGTCGGCCGGGCCGAGGACAACGGTGCGTCGACCACCGCCGGTGTGACCCCGCAGCGCTATCGCCCCGGCATCTTCCGCTTCGCCAACTCGTCTGCCGGCGACCTGATCGTCACCGCCGACATCGGCGCCGCCTGCTACATCGTTGACGACCAGACGGTCGCCAAGACGAACGGTACCAACACCCGCTCGCCCGCGGGCATCATCGACGGCGTCGACGCCCAGGGCGTCTGGGTCCGGATGGATGAAGCCCTCACCCGCGCCATGCTGTCGTAAGGATCCTGACCATGATCGTTTCCCAAGCCACCCTCGACGCCCTGCGCGTTGCCTTCAAGACCGACTTTCAGAACGGCCTCGACATGGCCGCGAAGATGGGCGACAAGGTCGCAATGACCATCCGGTCCACCCTGGCGGAAAACCGCTATGGCTGGCTGAACCAGATGCCCGGCATGCGGGAGTGGATCGGCGCGCGCGTCATCCAGAACATCGCCGAATCCGGTTATGCGATCCTGAACAGGCACTTCGAGCTGACCGTCGGCGTCGACAAGAACGACATCGAGGACGACAACCTTGGCCAGTATTCGACGCTGATGAAGCGCATGGGCGAGGCCACCAGCGCCTTTCCCGAGCAGCTGATCTGGGGTGCCCTGAAGAACGGCTTCACCACCAACTGCTTCGATGGCCAGTTCTTCTTCGACGTCGACCACCCGATCGTCCTGGAAGACGGCACGACCGGCGTTTACGCGAACACCGACGGCGGCGCTGGCACCCCCTGGTTCCTGCTGAGCACGAACCAGTCGGTGAAGCCAATCATCTACCAGGAGCGGCAGCCCGCGACCTTCACCACGAAGGACAAGGCGACCGACGACAACGTCTTCAACGAGCGCCGCTATGTCTATGGTGCCGATATTCGCTGCAACGTGGGCTACGGCTTCCCGCAGATGGCATGGGGATCGAAGCAACCCCTGACCGCCGCCAACTATGCCGTCGCCCGCGCCGCGATCCAGAACATGAAGGGTGACGGTGGCCGTCCGCTGGGACTGGTGCCGAACCTTCTGGTCGTGCCGCCCAGTCTGGAAAGCCAGGGTCGGCAGATCGTGAACTCGGAATATGGCACGGCGGGCATCACCAACGAATGGAAGGGCACGGCCGAGCTTCTGGTCGTTCCGTGGCTGGCCTGAGCCTGACCGACCGCGCCTGACGGCGTGATCCAGCAGAGGGGCCGGTTTCGGTCCGGCCCCTTTCTCGATCACACCAGCCCCCCCGTGCAATGAGGTTCTCCATGGCCCGCAATTCCAGTCCCGAGACGCAAGCGGACGATCCCCCGCTGGAGCCCGCGCCCGCGCCACCCGAAACCGTGGCACAAGCACCGGAAGCGCAAGTAACCGAACAGACCGAATCCACGTTGGGGGACGGGGATGCGACGGGGGCGGCCATGGTGGCCCCCCAGGTCAGCACCGCCCCCGAAGCCCAGGCCCCCGACGTGGTCACGAAGCCATCCGACGCGGTGAAGGGCCATGTCGTCCGTGTGGTCGGCCCGGCAAAAGGTCGCTACCGCACCACAACTCATGACGGGACTCCACGCAAGTTCGGGCCAGAGCCGGTGGACATCCCCACGTCCGATCTGACGGTCGAGGACATGGAGAAGCTGTTTGCCGATCCCGAGCTGATCTGCGCCGTCGTCGGCGAGTCCTGACCCATCCCGAGCGAAAGGATCAGTCGCGAAGCCGACCAGGACAGGAGAGCATCCAGAGCCCCCCGGCGGACGATCCGAGTAGGCGAACCCGGCGCGGACCGGGGGTGAACGTCGGAACACGGGCGTGACAGCCGGGAGAGACCGGCACCTGAATTCGCGAGGCTCCCGAGACGCACGGGGGTTCGCGGACCGCTAGTGAAACCTTCGCGATGACACCGGAGCAAGCGGGGCCGGTCGAGCGGCGAGAGTAGCCCGAACCCTGGGGAAGGGGTGACAGGCCGGAGAGACGGCCACTGCGACAACCCGAGGAGACCATGCCCTACGTCACCCAGGCCCAGCTGACCGACCGCTTCGGAGAGCAGATGCTGATCGCGCTTACCGACCGGGGCGAGGATGCGCTGGGAGTGATCGATGGCGACGTGATCAATCGCGCGCTGGCCGAGACCGATGCGCTGATCGACGGCTACATCCGCGACCGCTACGCCCTGCCCCTGACCGCGCCCGAGACGCTGCTGGTCGGCGTGGCGGGTGCCATCGCGATCTACACCCTGCACCGCTACGAGGCCCCGGAAAAGGTTCTGGCCGACTACAAGATGGCGATCCGCACGCTGGAGCAGGTGTCGAACGGCACGATCAAGTTGACCTCTGCCGGGGTCGATGCGCCCTCGACCGGGACCACCGGCGTCCAGATCACCGACCGCGCCCGGCCCTTCACCGAAGACAACCTGAAGGGCTACATCTGATGCTGGCGGACGACCTGATCCAGCGGCTGAAGGAGCGGGTGCCGGACCTGTCGAACCGCGTCGAGGGGGCGTTGAGCCTCGCCGACCTCATGGCCCAGGGTCGCCTGCCTGAAGCCACACCCGCCGCGAACGTCATCCAGATCGGCCTGGTCGGCAAACCGGCCGATGCCACAACCGGGATGTTCCGTCAGAGTTTCGACGAGGTCTTCGGCGTCGTCCTCACCTTCCGCAACAACACGCCCACTGCCTGCAAGGGGTTCGACCGGATCGAGGAGATCAAGCGCGCCGTCATAGAGGCGGTCTGCGGCTGGTCGCCGGAAGGCGTTCTGGGAGTCTTTGCCCTGGCCCGCGGCACGCAGGTCAGTTTCAGCGCGGGCACCCTTGTCTACCAGATCGATTTCGCCGTCGGCGACCAGCTGAGGATCATCCCGTCATGAAAACGCCCGCACCTGCCACCACCGAACCCCTGCCCCCGGAACTTCCCCAGTCCGGCGGGGCGTGGGTGCGCGAGAAGGATGGCAGCCTTCGTCTGGAGCAGGCGACCGACAGCCGTCCCGAAGCCATCCGGGCCGCCCTTGAAGGGGCCGTTGATACCCCTGCGAACGACCCTCTGAAGGAGGCCTGACATGCCCGCGCCGCTGTATTGGGATTCCAAGATCCTGCTTTTCAAGATCGAGACGACATACGGGGTCGACCCGGTGCCCACTTCTGCCGCCAACGCGATCCTGGCGACGAACGTCAAGTTCCAGCCGATGGAGGGCACCGACGTCAGCCGGAACCTGGAACTGCCCTACCTGGGCGCGCAGGGCACGATCCCGAACGAGCTGCATGCCAAGATCAGCTTCGATGTGGAACTGGCCCCATCCGGCACCGCCGGGACTGCCCCCGCCTGGGCACCGCTGCTGCGCGCCTGCGGGGTAGCCCAGGTGATCAATGCGGGTGTGTCCTGTGTCTATAACCCGATCTCGACCAACCATGAATCCGGGACGATGTATCTGTGGATCGATTCGACCCGCTATGTCGTTCGCGGCATGCGCGGAACGGCCAAGATGCAGGTCAACGCCCAGGGCATCGCCTACATTCAGTTCGAGATGACGGGCCTTTTCGTGGCCCCTGCGGAGACCGCACGGCCGTCGCCCGTCACCCTGTCCGCGTTCCAGAAGCCGCAGGTCGCCACGACCGCGAACACGCCCACTTTCACGATCGGCGGTGTGGCCTTCGTGATGCGCAGCTTCGAGCTGGACCTGAAGAACCAGGTCGAGCCGCGCTTCCTGATCGGGGCCGAGGCAATCCTGATCACCCAGCGCGAGGACATGATCAAGTGTGTTGTCGAGGCGCAGCCCCTGACCGCCTACAACCCCTTCACCAAGGCCCAGAACCAGACCGCCGACGTGATTAGCCTGATCCACGGCACGGGTGCGGGGCGGGTCAGCACGCTGGCCGTGCCTGCGGCCCAAGTCCAGCGCCTGCCGGGGCTGGAAAGTGCCCAGAAGATCAAGGAATGGCCGCTGAGCCTGATGCCGCTGCCGGTTGCCGGCAACGACCAGTGGACGCTGACCCTGACCTAAAGTCCC